CTGAGCCTAGAAGTCATGCCTAGTATGCGTTCAATGATGACGGCAGGGAAGGCGGCTAACCGCGATAATACGTGCATGTACAATTGTAGCTACTTAGCCGTAGATGACCCGAAGGCCTTCGATGAGGCTATGTTCATTTTGCTCTGTGGTACTGGTGTAGGTTTCTCTGTCGAGAGACAGTATATCAATAATCTCCCTGAAGTTCCTACACTCTTCGACAGTGATACTATCGTCATGGTCAGGGATAGTAAGGAAGGATGGGCCAAGGCTTTCAGACAAGTTCTTGCTCTCCTGTGGGCTGGTGAAATTCCAAAATGGAATGTGGAAAAAATAAGACCGGCTGGCTCTAGGCTAAAGACATTCGGGGGCAGGGCGTCTGGCCCAGCGCCGTTGGTTGATCTGTTTAACTTTGCAGTCACTACGTTTAAAAATGCTCAAGGTCGTAAACTGTCTTCGATTGAGGCGCATGACCTGATGTGCAAAGTGGGAGAAGTAGTAGTCGTTGGCGGTGTACGCCGCTCGGCAATGATTTCCCTGAGTAATTTATCAGATGACCGTATGCGTCATGCTAAGTCCGGTAAGTGGTGGGAGAATGACCCACAACGTGCATTAGCCAACAACTCCGTGGCATACTCTGAGAAGCCTGATAGCATGTCCTTCATGCGGGAGTGGACTGCCTTAGTAGAGAGCGGGTCAGGAGAGAGAGGCATCTTTAACCGGCAAGCTGCTATTAAACAGGCTGCTAAGAATGGACGCCGTGATCCTAATCGTGAGTGGGGAACTAACCCCTGTTCTGAGATCATCTTAGCTGGACCTAGAACTGATCCCAAGACTGGTAATCCTATTGCCGGTACAGGTGGACAATTTTGCAATCTAAGTGAAGTAGTTGTACGGGCAACCGACACGATAGAAGACTTGGAGCGTAAGGTTAGACTTGCTACTATTCTAGGAACCATACAGGCTACCTACACTAAGTTCCCTTACCTTCGGAAGGTCTGGGAGAAGAATACAGCCGAAGAGCGTCTGCTTGGCGTTAGCCTAACAGGTATTATGGATAACCCGCTTATGACTACAGCTAACAAGGGCTTGGATGAGACTTTGGAGCATCTTAAACAGGTTGCAGTGGATACTAACAAGGAGTGGGCCGATAGGCTTGGCATAGAGCAGTCGGCTGCTATTACGTGCGTGAAACCATCGGGAACAGTATCGCAGCTAGTAGATAGTGCTAGTGGCATACATGCACGGCACTCTCCATATTATATCCGCACAGTAAGGGGCGATAATAAAGACCCTCTAACGCAGTTTATGATAGACCAAGGCATTCCCAACGAGCCAGAGGCGTTTAAGCCTGATCAAACGACTGTCTTTAGCTTTCCTGTGAAGTCGCCTGAAGGAGCGGTCTGCACTGCTAATATGACGGCTATTGAGCAGCTTGAAATGTGGCTGATGTACCAACGTCATTTTGCGGAACATAAACCAAGCGTAACTATCAACGTAAAGGCTGATGAGTGGTTTGAAGTGGGCGCATTTGTGTATGAGAATTTTGATGAGATGTCTGGCGTATCGTTTTTGCCATATGATGATCATACTTATCAGCAGGCTCCTTATCAAGAATGTGAGAAATCAGAATATCAGATGTTGCTGGATAAAATGCCTGAACGCATCGACTGGTCGAAGCTTGCAGACTACGAAAAAGAGGACACAACTGTCAGTATGCAGACGATGGCTTGTACGGGAGACAGTTGCGAACTTGTTGATATTTCAGCATAAATTGCAATAAAAAAGCCCTCAGATCGCTTGACCTGAGAGCGCATTTACACTAAAATGTTTCTTGAATGAGGTTGAGATTGGTCCACCTTGTTCGTTGGTTGAGACCCCTGCTTTGGTTGGCGGGGGTCTCTTTTATTTAGGGAAGTTTTTCCTAGTCTCAAAGTTTGGCATCACACCTAAAGCAGCTTCGGTCATGTCCTCACCAACAGCTATAGCTAAACTATTGAGTACTGGGTTACTATAATCTTGCTGGCCGTCTTCTTCTTCTCTGATACGGATTTGGTATCTACCGTCCAGCCGTGCTACCCGAAGAGCCGCTAATGAAGCATCTCTGATAGCATCCCTAGATTGCCGCTTCCTAGTTATATCTACAAGATTAGCAAATTCTTTAGGGCTGGTAATAATGGTAGCCAAAACCTGTTTGTGTATTTCTTTTTCGAGGGCAATAATTTCCTCTACTCTAGCGGAGGATAATCTACGCAGCATCGCAGCGGTTGGGTTCATGTAACCTGCTAGTACCAGAATACTGGTTGAGACAGCATCTCTAGTTTCTTCACCTATTCTAGTAAGTATCTCTGTATTAGAACCTACAGGAACATCCCTGAGTAGGGTTGGACCAGCATTGGCATATAAGACGTTAAGAGCGTTGAATACACCTACTCTAACTGACTCTGTGGCTGCGTCAGCGGCTCCCTCTGGAAAGATGATGTCTAAGCTCTTCATTAAGCCTTTGGCAGAATCGGCGGTAAGCTTAACAATCTGGCTTGGCTGTATATTACGAAGCGGTGTGCCGTCAGGTTTAAAGCCGGTTATGCTTGATCCAAATACTTTCGAGCCGACTGTATCTAAAGCAACAGACTGTAAGGCTTGTTGAGCAAGAAGCCGTTGGCTAGTGGGTAGCTTATCTATCTCAGCCATTAGTTCTATAGTGCCATTGCTATCGGGCTTAGTAATAATATCCGACAGGGCTGCTCTAGTATCAGTTCTAGCGGCCTTACCTACACCACCCGTTCTGCGAGTTACTTTAGATAGAAGATCATTTAGAACAGAGCTTTCTGCGGCCTTCAGAGCTTGCTTGGCTTGAGTAATGCTCTCTTCAGCACCTAACAAGTCATCTCCTAAATCACGCCGCCTCTGGCCTATGTCTACAACCATCTGCGCTAATCTATCTGCGCTCTGGTCATTACCGGCTGCGCGTAATTGTTTGATGGCAGGAGCAATTTGCTGATTGAGGTCTATCTCACTCATGCCTTTTGTAGCCAGTACAGATAGCTTCTCCATCATCCTAGCCATGATGAGATCACCCATAAGAGGGGTGGTCGGCCCTACGTTACCCATAGATTCATCTATGGCTTCGTATAGCTGAGTAAAGCCTGACCCGTCAGCTTCATCCATAGCCGTATTGACGTAGGATTCCATTGCACGGTTGGAGTCTACAACGCCTTGATCCCTAGAGGTTACTTGAGAGGGGTCTAGATTACGCTTAGAGCGTTGATCGGATAGTACAGACGTAAGAGCCTTAATCCGGTCATCATTACGCCAGCGGTTATCAAAGTCTTTGTATTTCTGGTCAGCTATTTCTGCAAGTTCTCTGGTCTCTCCCTGAGCGTAGCCTAATTGACCCAGATTACCATCGTCCTGCACTTTAGAAGAAATATGCTTTTTAATTTGACTGAATTTCTGAGCTAATTTTGGATTAGTTGCAGAATAAGTGTCATACATACCGCTAAGAGTGGGCCGTAAGTTATAAACGTCTTGAAAGCCTATGGTACTACCAATTCTCTCAAGAAACTCTGCCTTCTTTTCAGGTCTGATAAATATCTCACCACTGGTCTGCATAGTGAAAACACCATCAGGACCATATAAAAAAGTACGGGTATCCTCAGTAACCATCTTCTTATTAGTAAGTGCGGTGTAGATTTTACCCAAGGCATCTCTGGCTTGATTGCCGCTGGAGTCAAAGACGTTTACGTTTTGAACTGCGTCCAGAACTTGATCAACTAAAGCTTCCGCAGCCGCAGGTCCAATAGGCGTATTGGGAATTGCTCTAAAGGCAGCTTCTACTCCATCTTTCTGAGCTTCAAAGACAGGGTATGCAGTGCTTTGGGTCCAATTAGATAATGCCTGACGGTCATCGCCGGTAAGCTGCATCTGAGTGAAGTCATCCATCAGAAGATCGATGGATTGGTCATCTGCTACTACATTATCGATATTTGTTTTAATAGCATCTCTAGCAGCTTCAGCCTCATTAATGTCAGCGCCCAGAGCATTCTTTTCTACTTCAATTTGCCGTGACAGATTACCTACAGTAGCGTCTGCGGCTTCATCTATATCACCAGCAACGCGGGAGTTAGCAAATTCAGAGAAGAAGTCTCCCATTTGATTAAGGACGGCATTATCTGTGCCAGCCACATCTGGATTACTTCTATTACTACGCATGATAGAAATCATACGCTGATACATATCCCCAGAAGCCTGTTGGATCATTTCTTCAAATTCGTCGGCTCCCATAGTATCTTGGAGATGCTGACGGGTTTCGCGCATATAGGCCTCAGAGCCTGTCATCAGAGCTTGAGCCGTAGGTACTGGTATGTCTTTCTGAAAATCAGCAATCTTCAGGGTGACTACGGCATTACTGTTTAGTACCTTAGAAAGTACTTTTAAATTCCTTCCTACCTCAAGAGCATTCTTACCCTTCATCATAGTTGGGTCTAGAAACTCAGCTACCTTTAGGATTATGCCGTCTTGTACGGCGGCACTCATCCCATCTATGTCTCTGATAGTTGCCCCTGTAGAATATTTACCTGTTCGAGTTATAAAATTAAACAAGGGGGCCGCTACTGTAAGCAAGCCATCCATAGCACCGTTAAGAATTAGACCGTCTGCTAATACAGCTAAATCATTGGCAGTTTCGTCTGTTATATCTGCACCAGCACTCTCTGCTATACCTTTAATACGATCCGAAGATATTACTAAACCAGAATTACCTTCACTTACGGCCAGTGTTTCTAAAATAGAGCCAGATATTGTATTGGCGGTAACTGTACCAAAGCCACCTAGTTTCGTTGCTTTATTTCCTGAAAGTACTGCCTTTGGTAAACGTAAAGCTGCTTGAGCAGGTTTAGCCACAACACCCATAGGAAGAGCAAGCGTCCACAAGTCAGACATAAATTGTTCGCCGCCACTAAGCTGCATACTAGGGGTGTTTGCTGCAAAGCCGCGCTCCTCTTCGGGAACGGAGGGGTCGTATTCGCTGGTATCTGTGGTAAACTCTTTATTATAAATACCAACAGCGTCCTTAGCTAGACTTTTACTGCCTTCTTTAAAAATCCTAGACCAGAAATTACTGTCATAGGTTGGTATTAGGTAATCAGTGGCAACTAATTTAGAAGGATCGTCGGGATCAGGTTCATAAGCAGTATAAACTCTATCACCGTTATCTTGTAGAACGCCGGTCTGGTTATATAGCTCCTGAGACTCTTTCTCCCATTGTTTTTTTGCCTCTGGAAGGTCTTGGAGGGCTAACTGAGCCTCGCTTAGTTCGTTATAGCCCGTCCAGAGGTTTGCTACGTCCTGAAACGCGGCAGTAGCTCTTGTAATAGGGCCAACTCTAGGTGGTTTACCGTATAGGTCTTGCTTAGACAGGCTGTCTGCTTCTGCAACGGCACTCTCTCGTACATTATTACGGGCATCTTCTGAAAACCTGTCGGACTCTGATCGCCAATCTTCCGCATTGCCTCCAAGGAAGGTCTCTTTCTCTTCGGGAAATGCCAGAAAGTAATCATCCATAGAAGAACTTTGAGGCGTTTCTGGAGTAGTAGGAGAAGTTCCGTTGAGAGCATTCTGAATATCTTCTGGAGAGTATCCTAAAGCCTCTGCTTCTTCTGGAAACTGCTCATAATATTTTGCCTGAGCTTCAGTCAGTTCCATGCGTTACTCCTCCTGTGTCTCGTAGTAGGGTTTCAAGACGCTTTGAAGCTGATTGAATTGATCCTCTGTAAAATCATCCCCATATATTTCTTTTGCGCGGTTTTTATAAAAAAGTTCAAAAAGTTCATCGTGATATTGAGCCGGTTGAGTAAGGATGAAATCATATCTTTGCTTATCAATTTTAATAAGGCTTGAGTTATTTACATAAGGATTCAAACCCATGCCTCTATTTTCAGTCTCACCTGTTGGCTGGTCAGCCGGTGCTGGTGGGGTGCTAGAAAGCCACTGCATTACTTCAGGAGTATTGTTATTCAGATGATCGTTGATACCAACTTGAAGCTGAGTTGCTTCAAATGCCTGTTTATAAACGGGGTTCATCATAGCAATGTTATGCTCACTACTATTATTTAATATCTGATCATAATCTTTTACTGCCTGAGTAATCATATTCTGGGTCTGAGTTTTTAGGTTGGCAGTATATGTGGGATAATCAGTGCCTACATTATTAATAGTGAGCGCATTCTTATAATCGAAGTTAGAAAGAGCCTGACCTGAGCTATCCAGAGCCAATTTAGCAAAGGAGAATGCGTGTCGAATATTGAGAGCATTCCACTGCGCCCATGCCGAAGCATTTTGTGCTAAAATAGACTTACTTTCTTCGTCTTCGGGTTGAAGATTTTGTAATTTCTGAGCCGCTTGTTTGGTAAATTCTTCAGCAAATTCGCTATCCGATAGACCTTCGCCGCCTAAAGCATTAGCCAGAGCCTCTAGTTCTTCGCCTACTTTCTTGACTAGGGATGAACCCTTACCACCAATGAATGTCAGTATGTCTGGGTTGTTCTTAGCAAAAGTATCCAGTTGCAGAGCAGTCTGAGCCAGAGTGGTTGTATCGGTCTTCAAGTCTGACAGCGGCGCATTAAAGTCGGCGGTATTTCTATTAGCCATATTCTGTGCGGCAGTAACTTCATCGCTGCGAGGGCCAAGTTCTACAATATCACTAGGACCATACGTCTTACCGTGTACTGCATCATAGAACTTACCGTTCTCCATTACAGCCAAATACAATTCAATAGGCTCTGCATTTGGTGTGTCAGGATTTGGCTTCAGAAATACCGTCTGCATTTTATCTGTAAGATTTAAGTCATTAGAGGTGTCGCCTTCGGCAGCATCATAAGTAGCCTGTACTTGATCCAGTAACGATTTACGCTGGGCTAGAGCCAGTTTCTTTCGTAATTGATCGTCTGTTAAACTTGAATCGTCAGGCCCAAAAGACGCTAATTCTGAGGTCACATTAGCCGTGAAGTCTGCAATGTTAGCCTTAGTTATAGTCTCCGTCATAAACTTCTGAGTAGTAGGCTCTGCCAAAAGTTTATCGACTTTCGGTCGTAGGGATGGATCAGCATTTGCTAATTTATTTAACTCATCATCACCTTTATATGAGCCATCGTCATTCTTTAAGGGGTCATTGTCAGGGTTAAGATTAAACCGAGGCTCCTTCTTTATGGTTTCTAGAGCAGTAAGAAGGGCAGTCTTTTGCGTACCAGCGGGCATTGCATTGATCTGACTTTCCTTAGCACTTAAATCTGCTTTATTTTTTATGCCCTTAAAAAACTCAGATACATCGACAGGAACGTCTGTATATGGAGATAGTTCAATACCGCTTTTCTCTATTTCTACAGGTTCAAGGGAAGCATCATTTTCACCTTCAGGGCCAAGGATAGCATCCATCTGCTTTTCCATACCGCCCTTTACAGTACCGCCCAAGTCTTTTAAATCACCAACAGTGTCAAAGATTCTATCTTTAGTCTCAGAATCGCCTATGGCTCCAGCATTCCTATAAGCAGCGAGTGTACTTCTAGCGGCAACCTCCGTATCTACGTCACTACGCCGTAGCAGCGGCCCCTGTAATTCAAGGCTCTCAGTTTCCTTAGTGAAATTAAGCTGACCGCTATCAATCATACCCTTAGTAAGCGTAACTACATCGCCAACATCCCCGTCCATTAAACGGAGTTGCTGCTCAAAAAAGCTTACAGCTTCGGTGTTGTTGGCATCCCCTGAGAATGTTAAGTTCAAAGCCTTAGCGTTACTCTTTAACTTTTTTTCTTTTAAATTAGCTGCATCTTGTGCGGCTTTTATTCGACGCTCTTCAATACGCGCCTCTTTGCGCTTTGCTATTTCTTCTAGCCGCTGGGCCTCTGCGCCTTTGCGAATACCATAAGAAATTTCATCCGCGAAAGCGATAAAGGGATCACTTTTCTTCTTGTATGCTCCAGAGCTTAAACCAGCCCGTACTTTAGCAGCCTCACTCTTAAAGCTCATCTTCAGGCTCCTCTTCGTCTACTCCACCTAACATGGCAGCTTGTTCTTCTTCAGGGGCCACACCACCCGCTTCAGGCATAGCCATGAGACCTTCTGAAGGGGCTTCTGAGGTAGGTTCTTCAGGAATTACCTGCTCCTCGTCTTCCTCTTCCTGTAGAACACCTAGAGAAGCCTTGAGAAGCGTAGGGGTGATGATTATCCGGTCCTTGTTTTCTACACCCATCTCATATTTTACACCGGCATTCTTGGCCGATATTTCAATGTAGCGAGCTACGGGGCCAGCAATTAGAATGGATAGGTCTATACCTATCTTACCTTTGCTGACTGCCTGTAAAAGTAAGGTGGAGACCACGGTTGCTATGTGGGCGTCTATACCCAGCATAGCAAATATTAGTTCCTTTTCTTCCGGTTCATCAATCTTATCGATTAAATAGGAAACAGCCTCATCGTAATCCACCATATCAGGTGGCCTGTGCCATGCATAATTTCGAGTATCTGATAGATAATTACCGCCCGGAATTGGAGCATTAAACCTCATCTTCTAATTCCTCTTCTTTAGACAGCTTGCTATCAGTGGGTTCTTCAAGAAATTCTTCTTCCATCTCATCGAAAAACTCAGGCGTATACAGAAGCCCCTCCTCAACTAATTCAGAGGTCTTCATCGGCATTTTACCATTGATAAATACTTTAATTGATTTTTTGACCGCTTCATCAAACGTCATTTTTTATCACCTTATTTATTTACAGCACGGTTAATTTTTAAGCGGAGGGAAATTGTTTAGACAGCCATGCCGATCCCGCATCAGAGCCAAAGTACGCCCCGCCAACTGCCCCTAGTATTTTCATCATTCCGTCAAAAAAGCCGCCACCAGACGTTTGACTTCCCTGAGCTTGTATCTGCGCTATAAGCAGCCGAAGTTCTTTTTCGGATTCGTTGTCTGTAGTCTTCCAAATGTAATCAAGTAAGTTATCTGCGCTATCCCAGAGATTATTTTGAGCCTCTGTGGTTAAGTCCAGCCCTGCTTTAACGTCTGCCGTATGTGCGTCTACCATGTTTTTGTTGTCGGTGGTCTCTACGGTCTGCCGCCATTTTGCATTAGCTAAATCCAACATATACTGAAATTCTGCTAAAAACTGTTGCCGGTCATTCTTCATGTCAGCGTTAAACTGTGCAGCATCGTTTATTTCACCGGCATTGTATTTCTTGAATGCATTTACTTCAGAAGTGTTATGCCGCTGAATAGTGACTACCATTTCAGTGTAGAATTTATTCATGTCGTTAGTAGCTTCTGCATTGAACCTTCTAGCAGTGTTTTCTTCTTTAGTGTTCGCCAGCATAGCTTGAACAAGAGCTTGCTTATTAACCATTTCAGCTTGTTGTTCATTAGTGAGATTTGTTAAGTCCATTTCTAAAAAGGCTTTGGCATTCTGTACCGCAGCCTCTGAACGCGCATCTAGATTAGCCACCTCCAGATTGGAAAGGATATTAGCTTTATTTATTATAGCCTCTTGCTTATTGCTCAAGTTATTGACGGTAAGCGTTTGAAAAAATGTAGCTTCTTTTTCAGCTACTCCCAAAGTAGCTTCCATAATTGCATTAGACATAGCCGCTGTAGCAGCGGTTCCAGAGATACCGCTGAATGAGATAGTTTTCATTACCTCTCTGTGCTGTGCTTGCGCCCACGGCGGTATAATAGGGTTGCCATTTGAGTCTTTGAACTCAGCAGCAATTGTCTTCATCTGCCATAAAATAGATGTTTTAGCGTCTACAAACTCCTTACCCTCTTTGCGAAGTTTATCAGCTAAAAGTTTACCGGCGGTAGTTGTTGTATCTATGACTTTAGAGAGGTCCACACTAGCCCAGTCATTTACAGCAATACCAAGCTCATTCTTTGTGCCGTCAGCATTTACACCCGTAGCAGCACCGGTCATATCAATGGTATACTCTTCAGCGTCTACAAGAGCATCGTCGCTTACTGTACCAGTAGCTGCGGTCATCATCTCGTTATCAGTGAGAGTAGTGGTAGAAGCATCGTAGGTACTTGTCCCCGGATTGTCAGCTAGGCTGGTATCTACTGTAGACGCATCTCCGGTTTCGGTTGCCGTATATCCTTCATTATCTCCAATAGCGTAATTGGGATTATTAGGGTCTAAGTTAGTTCCTTCCGCATCTGCATCCATAGAAGGCATAATGTCGGCAAGAACTAATCCCTTGTCTTTTAAAAACTTGTTAGGGTCGGCTAAAATAGCCTTCATATCGTCTTGATTGGATATAACTCCAGCCGCAACAGCCATGTCTTTAATAGTTTCTGCAGTAAGACGGTCCTCAGATATTACCCCATCTTCGTTTGCATTGTCTTCTGCGTACTGAGCAATTTGTGAAGCACTATCGCTATCACCGCTGGATTGAGCTTTCTGTTGATTAAACTGATATCCAGTCATTGTACCGTTGGCGTCCAACTCGCCGTTAGCATTTACTTTCATGGCTAGTTTATCAGTAACCGTTTTACCGTCTTCTGATACTACAACCTCATAAGGCATTCCTAGAAAGTTATAGGAGTATTGCATACCGCCTTCACTGACGTATACTTGGCGTCCATCAACAACCCCTGCAGATGTATTAGGACGGTTCTTATCCGCTTCAGCATCTAAGCCGTTAAACCAACTAGCTATTCCACCAAATACTTTAGGTAAGGCCGACATAGGGTTTAGAACAAAAGCCGCAGCGTCCTTAGCGCCTAAAGTAGTTTTCTGTCCTTGTATTTTATTTATGGAGTCTTGGTTGGGGTTGCTGTCTACATAGTTGGAAGTATTTCCTGAGCTATTATCGTCACCGTAGCCGTCATTTGCATGGCTATTACCGGTTAATGTATTAGAGATTGATGCAATACCCGTTACGTTATTATTGGGATTATTATCATCATCATAGGAGATAACTTTGCCCTCGCTATCCAAATTAGATGCTCCGGGTCCACCGCCATCAAACATATCGCTAATGCTATCGTAGTTGCCATAAATGCCAGCCATCAGATATTACCCTTTTCTTTTTCACATGCACGAATGCGGTCACGAAGCTTTGCGTAGTCAGCTATAGCCGTTTGAATACTGCCGTCAGTGCCTTCTTCTAAGGCGTCTAATTCATCGGCTAATTCGTTGTTAAATTCAGGGGTGTAGGTCTGGATAGGTGGACAGTAGACTTCCAGCTTTGTTCTATAGACCGTTTCCGCGCAGCCGCTCAGTGAGACTGCGGCTATCAGTAATACTATCTGCTTCATGCTCTGCCATTGCTTTATAAAAATCAGTCGCCTTTTCCTGCGCCTGTAGATCGTCCTTGAGGACTTTATTCTTTTCGTTAGCTGCCCCACGTACTCGACCCATCACGTAAATAATGGGAAGAGCCAGTGCGAGAGCGCCTATAATGTAGGTCTTAATCTTACCGAAGATGAACACTAATGAACGCCTTCTTTATTATCCTTCCAGCGAGCGTATGCAGCTAAGGCAATGCCTCCGATTGCACACAGTAGGAAGATGGTTTTAAGGCTATCGGCATAAGCTACCAGCCCCTGTAATTGACCTGCAACTTCATTTAAGCCAGTGGCTGCACCCGCTATACCTGCGCCTACCATAGTCTTAGACTTAGTAAGCTTCTTAGGAGCCTCTGCGGTAGGCTTCTGTACCATCTGTGGGCCACCCTCATCAGATGGCAATTGAGCGTCACGACTAAAGATAGCTGCTTCCGCTGCACGGCGGCGAGTAAGTCCACGTAGAGGGGTTAGCTTGCCGTCTACCCGTGCCTTGTTCCAACGATTAAGCTGCTCAGGTACATCATCGTACATTCCTAAGTTCAGACGCTTTAGGGCTGTCGATGACTTAAAGTTACCGCCGCCGACATTGAATACAAACGACACTAGGGCATCATACTGACCTTGGCTTAGAGGCACATTAACTAGACGTTTAACTATCTTACCGTGTGCATCTAATTCATCTTTAAGATGTTGCTCTGCCTCTGCTATAGTGCAAGTCATTCCAGAGCGAATACCCTTAGTTTTCCCAAATCCCAGTGTCCAAACACCGGCTGGACAACGATATGAGTGTACTAAGCCATCGTCTTTTACTTTGTGCAGACCTTCAAATTTCTTAACAAGCTCTACACAATCTTGTGATACATTAGTTGGGTGCATCTATGCTACTTTCTTTGTTGATATGTCTGCTCCCCGCCACATATTTATAATCATTGAGTTCTTCCGTAAGGGCTAACAAAGCCGCCGTTGCCCGTACCTAAATCTTGAAGAGGCTGCGATAAGTTGCCCATACCGGCACTAGCACCCGGAAGCATATTTAACTGACCTATCTGATCCATAACAGTATTCATGTTAATACTCATTTGACCCATAGAAGTGCCGGTTGCGTCAAACTTTCGTAAGATCATGTTACCTTGATTATCCATTGCGCGAACAATAGTATTGCCTTGGTCATCAATGCTATTCTGAATAAGATTACCTTGGTCATCAAATGCGTTAGACAACTGACCAAACTGTTGGCGCATAGTGTCAGGAAGACCGCTAAGTTGGGAGAGCGATTTTAGCTGACCTGTGACGGCCTCGCTTTGCTGTCTTGCTAAATTTTCTTGATCTGTACTGAAATTTTGCAGTTGATTAAGAATTTGGGAAGCACTGCTTTGATCCTGATTGAACCCGTCACCTAAAGTTGATGCAATTTCATTTTGGCCCTTTTCAAGAGTAGCAAAGCCACCCTCTAAGTTATTGAAGCCACCCTCAAGGATACTGGATACACTACCTGCACTATTAGCCGCCGCAGCTTCAGCAGCCGACTTAGTATCTTGTGCGCCTTGATTGACTGCACCGGTAAGACCGGAAAGACTGCCTGTTACATCCCCAGCAAAATTTGTAAGGCCTGACTGAATGCCGCCAAGAGTATCATTTTGTGTGGAAGTATCATCTGTATAGCGCGTAACATAGTCATCAAATGTAGTTGAATACTGCTCTTGATTGCCTAGCATAGTGTCTTGATTTCCAGACAAGGTATCAAAGTAGGTATTACGGTCTGTAGTTTGTGTGGCAAGGTCATCCAGAATACTACTTTGGCCCTTCAGAGCTTCTGTCTGCAAGGTTGCAATATCGCCCTGCGTATCCGTAAACCCTGTATCAAGTGCTTTTCCCGCATCAGAAAAATTTGTATCCGTGGTATCAAAGCGGTTGCCCATTTCTTTACCCATAGTTTCGATACCAGTATTTGCAGTATTAACACCTGTCTGCACATCACCGATAGATGTATCCAACGTATCAAATCGGGTGGTCTGATCTGCAAAGCCTTGAGTTACATCGCCACCTACACCCGTAAGTTGTTGCCCCAGAACATCGGCACGGCCTTGGTTCATAGTATTAAGATCACTAAAGCCCGTCATCTGGTTTTGGGCAAGCTGTGCTTGGCTGGCTGCGTTTTTTTTGTCAAACGCATTAATCAGAGATTGCAAGTCGGAAAAACCCGTGGTAACCTTTCCATCAACCCCTGCTATGTTTGTATTTATACCGCCTTGACCCGTATTAAGGGTTCCAATACCCGACATAATACCGGATAGGTCTACCGGAGCCGGTTTATTAGCGGCTGCGGCACTATTTATTGTCTCAGTCAATTCGCCCATCTGTTGGTCAGAAAGCTGATTTGTAGTCTTTTTATTAAAACTCATAATATTATCCTTTTACGGCTAGAAAACCTACATCCCTGTAGCCCATACGTTTTAGAAATTTCTTATATCCTGTTCCGTAGGCTTCAGTAGACGCTCCAATTGATATTTCTTCTGCGCCGTTTTTTCGGCCCCACTGCTCAAACGCTAGTATAAATTGCTTCAATACTTTTGGTGCGCTTCTTCTATATTGGGGAAGAATACAGACCGCCCATTCCCCTGCATATTTCATGTCACTGAAGTAGTGGTAATCAACATATCCATGAAAATATCCAATTATCTGATCATCTTGGACAGCAACCCAAACAAATACTGGACTGTCTGTTACGAGACTTGTTGCTAGTAATTCTAGCACTTTGTCTTCCTTAAATGTGAAGACTTTATATCGGGAATTTTGGTGCAGCCATTTGGCTACAACCATAACTTTCCCTAGATCAGTTTTTTTTAAAGGTCTAACTAGCATATAGGGTTAAGTAATTAGTTATATATGCTAGTATAGCACCCAACTAGCGCAATAGCAAGAGCTTATTCTGGCTGCGTAGGCCAAGTGATTTCTTCACTGTTAGGCCATTTTTCATCAGCCGTAGGCAGATTACGGAGCGAAGCTCTATAAGTTGCCCATGCTGACTTTTGGTCTGAACTCAAAGGGATATCAGCCGCTTGCGTCCAATCACACTCAGCAAGGCGAGCATCCCGAAGCATTCTAGATGCTTTGGCTTGGTCTTCTGCTAAACCATCCGCTATTTGTTTTTGGATAGCTTCTTTCTCTGCTTTTTCTGCCGCCGTCATTTCGCGGAAAACACCGCCTTTATATATTAATCCCATAACTTAACCCTCTTCCATTTGAACTTCGACAACGAGCCTGCCGTGGTTGAAATCACCTGATGTAGAATAAAAGCGGAAGCCGCCTTCCATTGCAGTGGGTGATGGATTGCTAGAGTAACTATTCCATCCCCCATGTTCGATATTAGGGTAATTATGAGAACTGTGCTGCCACATTACATTGTAGTGAGCGCCACCACCTTTGTCTGTTTCATGGGAAGAACCTTCGCGCCAAGGAACAAACATAATTTGGCCCGTAATACCTTGTCCATAGCTGCTATTTGTCTCCGATATTGGGTTGCCGTAGGCTGGAAACCTCATAAAACCGTTGGCTGAATTGTCATAGGTTCCATTCATATTATTGCTATTATATCTGCCGGTATAAGTGGCGCCAAGATAGCTATTGTTAAGAAGGTTGTTACTACTACTAAGCCCGTAGATGTAAATGTAGAATTGGCTAGTACAACTAACTTCGTACATAGACAAACGAACACCAGCAATTTTAGAATATTGGATGTCCGAGTTTATGCTTGCCCAAGTAATGTCGTAAGTACCTGATGCCGTAAGAGTTTTGAAGTCGTATGTTTTTGAGTACGTTGAGCTATTTGGCGTAGGTGCTGCAATGTATTCAAGAGCGTTTGCTGCGCTGTTGACCGCAAGTTGCTGACCAGCCGAACCTATCGCGGTTGGTAGGGCATTAGGGTTGAACTGCAACTGCCCAGAGCCGTTAGTGGTTATGGGCTTGTTCGCAGCCCCATCAGCGGCTGGTAGCTGAAGTGGAGAGTATGCAAGCGTACCACTTCCGTTTGTGACAAGAGGTGCGTTAGCGCCTCCGTCTGTCGAGGGCAAGGTAAATGTCGTACCCCCATTTTTGGCTATTTGATCTACTATGATCTTACTCATCTATTTATCCTTTCAATGAGTGGGGGTTTAAGTTGATTTACGGCGTTTCGTACCGTAGATGGTGTAAAAACTATCTGCGCCATCGTCCTCACTAAACGTGCCTGATGGAGTGCGAAGATAAAATCCGTTGCAGGTATCGCTAGTCAACTTTGTGAACCATCTACAGCGGCTGGTGTCATTTCCTTGGTAGCCACCCTGCAGACCATGATAATTAAAGAAATCTCCTGTTACGCCTTTTTTTATGTCGTCATCCGAATTTGGATGTGGAACATAGAAGTTAAACTCTAAAATTTTGTAACTGCCAGAGTTGCCTGCTTCTGAAAACGTATTGTTCTGACCTGTCGTGTACATCTCACCACTGCTATTACCGGAAAAGGCAGTGTTTCCCCGAAAGCCTATCTGTGACCAAGATTGGGCTGTCACTCTGCTAGAGCCATTCATGCAGCCAAAGAAAAGATAATTTACTTGCTGTGACGTATGAAGACGCTGGCAGCGAACTTGGAAGCTTTCGTATTTATCCGTGTCTAAATTTGTAAACTCTATTACGTCTGTGCCACTACCATCCACTTTGATTTCTTGCAGCTTTCGTCTGGTGAAAAAAGCATTCTCAATATCATCAAGAGTTAGCCCTGCTGTTGTTGCCGATGCGCCGCCGCCAGACGTATTTGTTCTTATAGTTCTTCCCACACTAGACCTCCACAAACGTAACGGTTGTGAAAACACTTGTGGCATCGTCTTGGTTTTCTAAGTACAAATTGTCACCACTATTTAAGACAATACCATTTCTCTCAAATGTGCCGATACCTACACCGTTCTCAAGAAGACCTGACTGAGGGATAGAGCTAAAACCCGTAGCAGTTTTATTTAACTTAGTGTTGTAAGATGCACCCGAAACCATAAATTGCTGTTCTGGAACGGTTTTACTATTATCCATAGCAACCAAAACAGCATTCGCTATGCCAGTATGCTCTGCCGCTGTCTTCCAATTAATTAAGTCTGTAGAGTAAAGGGCGTCACCTTTAGTGTTGCTGGTAAAACAAACCCAAAGAGATGCGCCAATCCTCTGCGGCTGTGTCGTTTTCTGCGTAAGGTCGTGTGTGGCGATTTCCTTTGTCAGAATAGAATCAAATTGTCTCTCGGAAGACGAATTAAAAACGTCTTCATGGTCAAATGACCAGATTCCTTGTCTTTCGGTGTCAGAACCTTGAATATTAAGGTAATACCTGTCGGTAGTAGGATTGTATTTAATCCAACTGGCAGAGTTACCAGTTCCATGATTCAATTGTAATCGAGCGTGATAGTTATCGCCTGTATATACAAGGCCACCATTGCCTTGACTAGTAGTGCCGTCCTTGGCATTCAGGATATTTGTCGCACCCGCCGTGTAATTGTTGTTATTTCTCCATCGCCGCGCAGATATAAACCCCAACTTTGCTTGGACATTTTTGCTGTTTGATGAAGATATACTGTTATGAAGACCGAACACAAAGACACCGCCGTCAGATTGAAAATCTAACGTCAGACCATCGTTTGCGGCGTAGTTATCCCAATCGCCAGAGCTTGTATGACCATAGTTGTAAGTAAAGCTATTAGATGTTACGTTGGAACTACCTACAGAAACGTTACTAACGCCATTGAAGTTGTAAAAGTGCCCAGCCGTCATATAACCGTTGTGGTGGACGGACATAAACACATCCGTCCAAGGGTCGCATATCGCTGCCCTGTTGTAGTAACTTACACTTGTTGAATCAATATAAGTTGTTCCAGTATTCGTGTAGGTGGTCTGTAACCAATCTGCAAAAAAAGATTTATCTGCCGCTAAGTCAGTGTGAAATCTATAAGTGTTGCTACTGGGCATGAAACCGCCATACGCAGTCGCTTTGTTGTAAGCCGCTGGGTTCTCCAAGAAGTATGGTTCAAATATCTGATACCGAAAACCCTGATCTGCGCTAGACGATATGTTAACCAGATTGCCATTATATGTCATGGCCTGTTTTGACGCGCCAATTGCACCAACGCTTAGTATTGATGATCCTTTAGGATCATCTAATAAGTCAAAGTCACCTGTATTATAAGTAATGTTTTGAGCAAGTGTGTTGGCGGTTTGTAAAAAGTTGAGTGGATAATCTCCCTCGCTATCAACAACAATTGAACACTTTGGGTTCTTTGTGTTGTCTGCACTAATTGCATTGATAGCCACAACCACAGGCAAACCTGTGTTGTTTGTAAAAATCTTTTCGGCCTTTCCCGCCGCAACAGTATTGCTTGATCTACCTGCCATTTAATTTCTCCTAGTTGTCTCCGAAGTAGACCACACG